ATGAAGTGTAGATTAACAATCCTGTTACTAACATTGTTTAGCATGGTAGCCAATGCCCAAGAAAACGACCCAACATCCACAACACAAGCACCCGTTCCTCCAAAGAAAGCAGTAAGGACGCTATCCTTGATTGGTGGTCCTGCATGGATAGCCTCCAATGTCTATACCCCAAGCGGAAAATACAATTGGAGAAGTGGTTTTGAGTGGGGAGGCGAACTCACAGTCTTGTACGCCAAAGGCTTGGGTTTCGGCTTTGCCTATATGCACAACCAGACCAAATATCCTGATGGAAAACTCACCCAGAATTTCGTTGGTCCCTTAATCGCCTATGGCCGCGACCTGTCTAAACATTGGCGTACTAAAGCATCCTTGGGACTTGGCTATGGAGATGTCAAAGACGGTCCGAAAACAAAGGACAAATTCACAGGAATCACCGACGACCATACACAGAATGGATTCTGCGCCCGCTTTGCCATAGATATCGAGTATATGCTCTCCCAAAGATTTGGAATAGGACTCTACATCCAGGAAATCAGACTATTCACTGAAAAGTCAACGTTTTATTACAATGGTGAAAAAATAGAAGACAACGGCACGGGACGTTTGGGAGCCAATTTGGGACTCCATCTTTATTTGTAAGAACTTCAACTTAGTTCTACGTTTGCAGCGAGATTGCATGGCATGAGCGGATATTCACCAGAGACACCATCACATATCATGCCACTGCTCAGAAAAGCAAAAATGATACCCTGATTCAACCCACTCCCCCAACAAAAAAGAATATTACACAATTTTACGCACTTTGCATTACAAATATTTGCAAGGTGCGTAAATTCATTATAATTTTGCCTCGTCTTAACAAAACAGAAACAACCATGGACAAAACACAAGAAGAAACGAGCAACCAAAACGCCATGACGCTCAACGAGCAAATCATCGAGGCGTTGAGAGAAGCACAAGCAGCCTTTGGCAGTCGTCAGACAGACACCAAGGCACAGGGAAGTCAGGACGGAGAATCGGTAGGTAACCAAGAAGAACCTGCATGGTTCAGAAAGTACCGCGCTGAGCAAGAGAAACTCTACCAGCAACTGCGCAAGGACAACGACACCATGAAAGCTGAAAAACGACGTGAGGAAGAGAGCGCCATCATCACTTCCGCTGCAGAACGCGTCGGCATCCCTAAGTATTTGGTCGAGCATCTCAAGATTGATGCAGAAGGCAACGTGGAACAACAACTGACACACATCAAACAGAAAATGGTGAACCACAGCCTCCTGCCTATCGACTCCCAATGCAAGACAGACAACAACGCACTTCTGGAGAGCGAGGCCGACGAATGGGCTAAAACCATTGGCTTCGCCTAAAATGCTCGCGCTCAGCATAGTGCAAACGAGTTTGCCCTCTGCACTCGCTTAATCGCATTTTTGAACATTGGCTTCGCCTAAAATGCTCGCGCTCAGCATAGTGCAAACGAGTTTGCCCTCTGCACTCGCTTAATCGCATTTTTGACCTAGAAGATCTAGAATATCTAGAAAATCTAGAAGAAAAAACAACCCCTAAAAACAATCAATTATCATGAGTATCAGTTTCAGAGAGAAGACTTATTCGGGCAGAAGAAACGCCATTTGGCGCGAGCCCAAGGTACTGCCAGGCGGTTTCGCCTTGGCACAGACCTTCGCCGCTGGTACATTGCTCAAGCGCGGCACATTAGTAAACGTCGATACGAACCTGATGAAAGCAGGTATCGTGAAAATCGGCAAGGTTCTGGACGGCGGGACCACGACCGCTCCACGGGTGAGCAAGGACAACTACCTGATGGCAGGCGACACCGTCATGAAGGTGGGAAGCAACGTCACAGGCACTGTCGCATCAGTGGACAAAAGCAACGAGGGATACGACGTGGTGGCCCTCACCTCCGCCATGAGCGGTCTGGCACCAGGTGACTACCTCCAGGAAGCCGACACCAGCGGCAACAGCCCTGTGGCAGCCTATGCCCCGAATGCCGTTCTGGCAGCCGACCGAACCATCATGGAGAACGACCTCACGACCGTCGATGTGGCATGGCAAGCACTTGTCATCCGCAATGCCACTCAATCTTTCCCCGACAGTTTCCTTACTTCAAGCATCGCTTTGACAAACAACCACAATATTTTGTTTATCAATTAGTAAACAACTGAAGTTTAGTAAGTTATAAAATGAAGTTAAATAGGGAGTTAAGCCAGCAGTGCTGGCTGGAAGTTAAGCACTTTCGTGCTGGACGATACTACAGCAATTTAATGCTATCGTCCTGTGCAAAGCACATAACTCCCAAGAGCGTAGCGAGTTTAATTCCAGTTTTACTTCCATTTTTACTTCCTAAAGATTAGTAAATAATAAATAAATCATCTAAAGAACATGGATTACACATCTATTTTCGGTGAGTTGACACAGAGTGTGCAGGCTCGCATCGACGCCGCCTCACGTCACGGCAAACAGATCTTCGACCGCGCCATCTATCCCCAATACCTGGACTGGGACCGCCCGACTGTGGGACTGAACTTCGAAGAACTGATAGGCGAGTACAACATCACCGTTGCCGCCGCCACCGTCGGCGACAACTCCAAGGAACCGGAACTGAACACAGAGGGCATCAGCACCATCAAACAGAAAGTATTCAACCATGCCATCAGCCGACCGCTGCCCATCAACGAGTACCGCACAATCTTGGGACTGCTGGACTCCAAGAAACTCAGCAACCGCCAGATGCGCCGGGAGTTGGTGAATATCCTCTGGGGAAGTGTGGAGGAGGTCGTGAACAGTGTTCAGAGCAAGATTGACATGATTTTCCTCTCCGGCCTGTCGAACTGCGGTGTGTTCGAATTCGACGAGCACACCAACCCCAAGGGTGGTGTTCGCGGCAGAGTCGACTTCAACCAACCCTCCAACAACATCCTGACCGTGAATACCCCATGGACAGAGCAAAACATCAATGATGTTGACCCCTTCGAGGACTTGAGTGAGATGCTGGACAAGGCAGACGAGACCATTGCCGTGAGCAAACTGCTCATCTCGCCAGCCAAACTCTCTTACATCATGCGCGCTCCCAAGATGCGACAGGCCGTCTTCGGCAACGGCCATAGCAGCAGTCCGTTGACACTCAGTGCCCTCAACAATTTCATGGAAAGCAACGACCTGCCCGTCTTCGAGAAAATCCGCCGCAAGTGCAGAGTGAGCGATACGTCGGGCTCAGGCATCATCTCTCCTTGGGTCAATGGCAACATCGTGGCTGTTCCTGCAGGCAAGATAGGGGTCATCAAGAACGCATACTGCAACAACGAGCTTCGTCCGGAACCCGGCGTGTCGTATTCCAACTACGGACGCATCCGCATCTCGGAATGGGGCGTGGGCGAAACACAAGGTATGAACGGCGCGGAGTACACCAAGGCCGAGAGCCTTTCTTTGCCCGTCATCACCGCCATCAAAGGAATCTTCACCCTCAGGACCGAGATTGGACAATGACAAACCTCAAGACCCTGCGCTCAAGGTGCAAATTGATTTGCAACACCTGTTATCCCGACCGCGATGTGCTGGAAGCAGAGCTCTACGCCCATATGCTGGTCCCCGACCTGGAATACGACATGAACTTCGACCGAACGATGATGATTTGCGCACTGAACATCGTCAGCGGCTGGGTGGAGACCTCACGCAGCGAGGGCGGTTCACGCAGTCACGGAGGCATCAGCGTTAGCACCGACATTGAGGCCACGAAACGCAACATGCGCTATTGGATACGGCGTTACGACTTCGACGCCACTGACTTTGGCCTTGAGGAATCATCCATCGACAACGGTTCCGACTGTTGGTGACCATTTCTACTCCCATTTCTACTATGAGATACAATGGATACATGAAATACAGAATCTTGCCTGAGGCAGAAGGTGGCGCCGAGCGCAACGAATGGACACCCCATGAGGTGCGTGGCGCCACCTTCGATGACGACGGCAACCCTGTTGCAGAGGAACCGGAATGGTCGGAACCCGTCGAGTGCTTCATCTCCATAGGCGAGATCTCCATCATCCACAACGAAGACAAAGGCAGCTACACCCGCCAGCGTTACGAATTCATCACGGAGCAGATGGACATCGACACCGACCGTGTGCAGCTTTCGCTTTCAGGGCGACTGCTCGGCGAGTTCGAGGTGGTCTATATCCAACAGACCTTGCTCGACAGGACGAAGTACGTTGTTGAACAATAAACAGAAAAAACATGGAAAAATACATCTACAGGCTCATCAAGACGAGCGCTCTGGCAGCAGAGATAGACGGCACCGTCTATCGGCGTGGCATGCGTCCACGCAATGCCAAGACTGAAGACATAGAAGTGAGACTGGTCAGCGGCACCATTGACCAATACCAGCAAGGCGTGGTT